GAATTACACTGAGCTAAAAGCAAATGTAGAAGATATCTGTGAGCAGACGTTTACGGCAGATCAACACGCCATGTTTGCAGAGCAAGCCGAGCAGAAGATATACAGCACGGTGCAGATTCCTGCGTTACGTAAAAATCAAACAGGTACTTTAACTACTGGGAATAAGTATCTGACGATGCCTAGCGGTATGTTGTACGTGTTTTCTTTAGCAATTATTAGTGGAAACAACTACATTTACTTGTTGGACAAAGACTCTAACTTCATCCGTGAAGCCTATCCTAACCCTGCAACAACAGGTACACCCCAGCATTACGCTATATTTGATCAAGATTCTTTTATTGTAGGGCCAACACCAGATGCTAATTACGCTGCCGAAATACATTTTGGTTACTACCCAGATTCTATAGTTACTGCTGGTACTACTTGGTTGGGTACTAATTTTGATTCAGCGTTATTAAACGGCACGTTGGTAGAAGCAATACGCTTCCAGAAGGGTGAGCCTGACATGGTGGCGTTGTACGAAAAAATGTATGTGCAAGCACTGGCTCTGTTGAAGAACCTTGGTGACGGCAAACTCCGTGAGGATACTTATCGTTCTGGGCAGGTTAGGAGAGAAGTCGCTTGATTAGTGCAGATGGTCTGGTTGAAGTAGGCACTGTTACAGTATCTGCTGTTTCAAACCGGGGTTTTACTCCCGAGGAACTTGTCGAGCAAGCGTTAGATAAAATTATTTATGTTGGGGGGAACTGCCACCCTGCTATACAAGAGCAAGCAGTTACCTTCAAAAACCAAATCCGAAGTGTGTTGTTGGAAAGCATGAAACAAGCTGTGCGCTCTGATAGAACTACTTTGGCAAATAGATTCCGTGATGCGGGCCATCCGGAACTTGTAAAACTATTGGAGATTTAACATGGCTATTACCGTTACTACAGCGATGCCCACCAGCTTTAAAGTCGAGTTGTTTAAAGGGCTGCATGATTTACAAAACGGTGCAGATACATTGAAGATTGCGCTATTAAAGGCAACTGCTTCAGGCAGTGGAACCTATGGCGCTGCAAGCACTAATTACTCTAATATCACTGGCAACAGCGATGAGACCAGCGGTACAGGATACAGCGCAGGCGGTAACACTCTGACCAACGTAACTCCTGTGGCTAGTGGCACTACTGCTGTCTGCGATTTTGCTGACACTACTTGGTCAAGTGCGTCTTTCACTACGTGTGGCGCGATGATCTATAACACTAACAACTCTAATTCTGCTTGTGCGGTATTAAGTTTTGGTGGCGATCAGACCGTTAGTTCTGGCGATTTCCAAATCCAGTTTCCCGCTGCTGGCGCCTCTACTGCGATTATTCGTATTGCATAGGTAGATATAAATCGTGGCTTCGTCATATTCAGGTGCAATTAGAGGGTGGAACGAAAGCACTTGGAGCACAGGCACTTGGGGCGGTATAGGGACTATTTTGAGCCTTGGCCCCACATGGGGCAATGGTGCTTGGGGTGATGGTGCTTGGGGGCAGAATGTAGTTGTTTCTGCTTTAGGTACTGGAGCCGTAGGTACAGTATCGATCTCTGTATCGGAAAACATAGTTCCGGTAGGGGTGGCGGGCACAGGTGCAATAGGCACTATAGTTGTTGTATTAGGCGATAACGTAGCCCCCACAGGAGTAGAAGGCACTGGAGCTGTTGGCGCTGTAGTTACCAACTTTAGTGGTTCTATAATCCCCACGGGTACTTCTGGCACTGGGCAGATGGGGGGCTTTGTTGTCGCAGTAGATGACATAGTTGTTCCTGTAGGCGTATCCGGCACTGGAGCAGTAGGAACTGTATTAGCCACTGTGGGGGAGTTTGTTTCTCCGACAGGGGTTAGTGGTACAGGTGCTATAGGTAATGTAACAACCCAAGTAGCCTCTAATGTTACTGGGGTCAGCGGAACCGGGGCTGTAGGGGCTGTAACAGACGCAGTAGTGCCTGCAATAACAGGCGTAGCAGGCACAGGGGCAATAGGTACAGCAGTCCCTGCTTATGATCGGGATGTTACTCCAACAGGCGTATCAGGCACAGGACAGATAGGTGCAGATGGGGCCACTGTAGTACCAACAGTGGTAGGGGTATCTAGCACTGGAGCCGTAGGTAGTGTTACTTTTGCGGTAAACGAGATAAATATACCTACAGGAGTAGCTGGAACAGGTGCAGTTGGGGATGTAAGCTTTTTTATATGGACAACTGTTAATGACGCCCAAACACCGGGATGGGAAAATATAGACGAAGCTGCATGAGGATAAATAAATGGCAACTTACGTAAACAATTTAAGGCTTAAAGAAATAACCACAGGTGATGAAGACGGCACTTGGGGCACAAGCACTAACACTAACTTAGAGCTTATCGGAGAATCTCTAGGGTATGCTACGCAAGCAGCTTTTGCTTCAGACGCGGATGCTACTACGACTGTAGCAGATGGTGCTAGTGATCCTGCCAGAGCATTTTATTTTAAGGTAACCTCTGGCGCATCTCTTACGACAACTAGAACTCTGACCATTGCCCCTAATACTGTGTCTCGTGTGATGTACATTGAGAATGCTACTACTGGCAGTCAGGCGATTAACATATCACAAGGCTCTGGTGCTAATGTAAATATAGCAAACGGTGCGGCTAAGATTGTCTATCTTGATGGGGCAGGTTCTGGTGCGGCTGTGGTTGATGCTAATGCTCTTGTACCTGCTGGTGGAGTTACTAGTGTAGGTGGCACAGGCACGGTTAACGGTATAAGTCTTTCAGGGACTGTTACCAGCACGGGCAATTTGACTTTAGGGGGAACCTTATCGGGGGTAAACCTCACCTCTCAGGTAACTGGAACCTTACCAGTTGCCAACGGTGGTACAGGAATTACCTCTTTAGGTTCTGGTGTGGCGACTTTCTTGGGTACTCCAAGCAGTGCCAACCTAGCCAGTGCGGTTACTGATGAAACAGGCTCCGGTGCTTTGGTATTTGGTACGAGTCCTACACTTTCCGGGCCAGTTTTAGGCACTCCGGCAAGCGGTACCTTAACTAACTGCACTGCGGATGGCAGTAACAAGTTAGGCTTTTTGAATGTGCCTGTGTCTCGTACTACTAGCTCCTCAGTAAATGCAGCCGCTACAGATATAGGCAAGTTTATAACTCTTACAGGTAGTGGTGCAGTGACAATACCGAGCGGTGTATTTTCTACAGGAGACATATTTTCTATTCATAGCGATAAAACTGGAGGTTCCACGGTTACAACGTCTGCTGTGAATGCGTATAAGGGGGGCGAAGCTAGCACTACATCATCAATCACGATACCAAAAAATGGTGTTGCTACTTTTTTCTTTTTTGCTGCGGACCACGTAATTATAAACGGGAATTACTCATAATGAGCGGCCATTCACTTCTAATGATGACATTCGTATCTGCCGATGGCGGGTGGGTAGCGGAGTACGCCCAAGGCGCGTCTTGGTACAACGGCGGCTCTAATGTTGCGAGGCAAGCTGTAGCCCTTAACAACTCAGGAAATATAAATCTGCTAGGGGCTAACTATAATAATAGTGACGATGGAGACTATAGAGCGTATATGCTCGAAGTTGATCCCGGTAACGCTACAGTAACAAGTTCAAGTCGTTGGACAGGCCAGAATGATAATGCCTCCAACACGCAAAATATAAGTTTCTCTCAGGCCCAGTACAATTATCAGCAGGGTAAATGGTACTGCAATGTTGGGGGTGGTCAGTGGTACGAGGCGGATGGCACAACCGTAGTCAATGGCGGGGCTATGCTGGTTTTAAATGACAACGGTGCGTATTACGACACAATAACCGCTGGTACTGCGGTTCCCAACTCTAGTATGTATTACAGGGTAGCTACGAATAGTAGCGATTACGGTTGGTTCCTTATGACCGGAGGGGACACAATAAGGTACTACTACAAAGTAGACACAAGCTATAATCCTATTAGAGTTTACCAAGCCTACGAAGCGCAATCGAGCAGTGGTTGGAGTTCAACCCGAGGAATAACAGTATCCCCCAACATGAGTAGATTTGCAGTCTACAATACAGACAATAATGAGTTTGGTGTAAGTTTTCATCCTAGAGGCACTAGCAATCTTTCTTACTATGCAAGAAAAGTGCCGGGTAATGACTCAGGTAGTGGTTACGACACGAATAACTTTGATAATCTTGAATCTATGGATAACAGCTATTGGTGTTATCCTTGTACATATAACAATTCTAATGCTAGACCATCTTTTATTAGAATTGAGGACGGCGCAACTTACTACGTTACAAGGTTTGAAAGAAAATCGTATAACGGAACGAACGCCTTCATCGATACCACCTCGAAGCAAGTACCAGAAGCATCGGGAAGCTACGTCTACGGGTTTTCCATATTGGTATATTACCAATCAGGTGTTTATAAAAGAGCAGGTATTATTTGGAAGTTTCAGAAAAGTGATATGTCCGTAGTGGACGCAACTGCATTTATAAGAACTGCCCCTAATCCTCCGGGTAATACCGATAATACGTTCGGTCAACCTTATCACGGATTCAGTCTAACTCAAGACGAAGATTTTCTTCTCATAGGGGGAACAACAAAAAACAGCCATGAATTTGGTAATGACCCTCTGTATATAATTAAACACCCCGTCGATTTTACGCAAATGAGCTACGGCACTAAAGGTAATTGGTATTTCTGGGATTTTACCGACAGTAGTACAGGAGGCACGTATCCCACTATAACTGAAGTTTTAACCACAACTACGACCAGTGCTTCAACTTACACTCGTAGTTTAAATATAAGCAATTCAGGGCAAGGTAATTACGACTCGGACAATGGGCAGAACTACAATACAAGAGGAACGAATGACCCATTTACTGTAACTAAGACCGATATAACGTAAAGGTATGAGTCATGCGACGTTTATTGGTATTAGCTTTACTGCAAGTATTGCCAGTGCTTGTGTTTGGACAGACGCAGACTGAGATAACTACGACTGCGACTAGTTCTAGTTCGTCCACTAATACTAACAATAATAACAATAGCAACACGAACGATACGACGTACACCGGCACGTCGGTAAACACTAATACCAATAACTCGACCATCAACACGACGACGAATTCAACAAATGCTAATACTAATGTAAACACCACGGACTATACTGGCCTGATAAACAACATCAACACCAGTACGTCTAACAATACGAACACCAATACAAATACGAGTAATAACACCAACACGAACGTCAATAACTCTATATCGACGAGCAACAACACTAACACTAGCAACTCTACGTCTAACTCTACGTCCAACAGCACGAGCTTTACGACAAGCAATAGTGTTAGTGACATTACGGCTATGAACACAAATAACAATGTGAACAACAGCCAAAGTATTAGTGACTCAACCCAGCGGGTTACACAGAAGGTAGAGTCGCCGCCTCCTAGTGCTATTGCTCCGTCAATTGGTAGCTCCTACTCCCAAGACCTCTGTACTACAGGTATATCAGGTGCTGTTCAAACACAAATACTGGGCTTATCTACCGGGCGCTCTGTCCGCGATCAAAACTGCGAGCGGATTAAATTAGGTAAGACCTTATACGATATGGGCATGCGTGTGGCTGCTGTATCTTTGATGTGCCAAGACTATCGAGTATGGTCAAGTATGATGAGTGCAGGCACACCCTGCCCGTATGAGGGCAAGATAGGAGATGAGGCTAAAGCCTTGTGGGAGGCTAATCCTGACAGGATTCCAGAGCCAGACAGGAGAGTTAGGTGAAACGTCTGACATTACTCTGCCTGTTTCCGGTGCTTGCCTACGCTGACCTTGATCCGACAGGCATGACACAGGTTCTCTCTGGAGTTGATGATAAAGCCACTAGCGTCGAAATGGGCCATACGTTTCCTTGGTTGGATAAAGTGTTCACTCATGCTTGGTTTTCAACAAACGGTTTTGTCCTTATGTACAACCCCACTACGGGGGTAGGAAGGCAAACGGCTCCACCAACTGGCTATTGTTGTGACGGTTATACTCATGGGACAGGCATGCCTACTTATATGCCTAATGCTTACGGCCTAAGTAACTTTTCTTACATGATCGCCCCTATGTGGACTGACCTTGATGACACTAGCAGTGCGGCTGATGCAGGGTATTTCTACAAAACAGATTCAGAATCCACCAGTTTCTTGTGGCATAAGGTTAGAGAGTACGCTACCACTAATGAGAATACGTTTGGCTTAACTTTAGATAAAACGGGCGGTTTCAAGTTCGAGTACGAGGATGTAAATGTCAGCTTTCACCATAAGGCGTTTGTTGGCTGGTACGGTGGTAACTTCCCCACAGGTGATGGGTCTGGCAGTCCTTGGACGCAAGAGTGGGAGATGAATGGGTTTACCACTAATGATGTGCAAAACTACGGCGGTGATACAACTTTTGAACTAAACAACGGTGTTGCAAGCTTGATCATGTCCGCTAGTACGCTAAACCAACAACAAGGTGGCGGTGGTGGGCAACAATCAGCTCCTCCAACTTACGCAGAGCAGGCGGTAGATGTCGTATTTGGTGATTCTGCTGATGACTTTTTGTACCTAGATCAACCAGACGCTATGGGCAGACCGAGAGCATTAACGCAAGTAGTCCCACCTCAGATTTACCAAGAAGCACCACAGGAGCAGATGTTTGGAGGCCCGCCTACCAGCGAACCCGTCCGACAAGACCAACAACAGCAACAGCAACAGCAACAACAGCAACAACAAGCCCCAGAAATTACAGGTGAACCGGCACAGGTCGAAGAAGTTAGAGAAGCTAGGCCAGTTGAGGTTGTAGCAGAAGTTGTTCAGGTGACTCGTGAACCAAGACCGGAGCCAGCTCCAGCGCAGGTAGTTATCAGAGCAGAACCTGCCGAAGTTACGGAGCCTGCTGCACAAAGAGAGCCTGCACCTGTTGAGGTGGCAGTAGAGGCCCGTGCAGAGCCAGTTGCTGAGAAGGTAAGTGCAGTTGTTAAACCAGCCGTTGACGTTGTTGGGATTGCATTAAGTTTGACTGGGCAGTCTTACCAGCAGCAGTCTTTTGGTATACAGCAAGGCATAGCTATGCCTGAACAAACTGTGGATCAAACTGTGGTAGAAATGCAAGAGCAAATTACTCAAGTGGCTGTAGCACAATCAGATCAACAAGAAGTAAATGGCCTAACGCAGCAAGACTTAGCTCCACCTACCCAGATGCAATTTGAAAATGATTTTAATGACGCGATAGCTACGGGACAGTCGGTTGGGCAATTCCTGTCAGCGCAGTTGCCAGACTTTAGCCAATTTGATGTTGCTCCACCTAGCCAACAAGAGCAACGTACTGTGCAACGAGCAGAAACGCAGATTCAAACTATGAGTCAGGCTGACGTTCAGCAGAGTTTAGATAGTCAGTTAGAAAATTTAGAGGACACTGGCGGCTTTACAGATCAGAGCCTTGCGGTTTTTCTCATATCAAACAACCCGGCTTTTTCGCAGTACGGCAGCGTTACTCTGTCGGACAGACAACAGTTTTACTCGTCCGCGCAGCCCTACCCAGCGAACAACATTCGGGCAAATCCATTGGGTGTGCTGCGCGTGACGGGTAATTCGGGATATGACGATTTGGTGGATTTGCAATGGCAGAGATAGAAGTTGGCGAGGTAAAGCTTTCTGGGGGCAAGTTACTGCTTGTTATACCGTTTTTAGGTAGTATTGGCGCAGCGATGTGGGGCGGCTTTGAGTTGTATCAGCGTTTGCTAGATGCGGAAGAAGCCGTTACTGCCTATGTTTCGCCTGATTTTAGCTCTTATGATGAAGAGCTGGCTGTACTAAGCACTAAATTAGATACTGCCGAAATGTTGATAGCCGCCGTGGAACGGGCGTTAGACCAAGATATTGTTGAGGTAATGAACAACATTGATCGTTTGCAAGCGGATATTGACATAGTTGAGCGCGTTGCAAGAGATACGGATGATTCTGTGGTGCTTGCCACTAGAGAACTGAGAGACGACGTATACGCTTTAGAAGAGCGTGTAAACGATAGCCTTAGAGACATAGACAACGAACTTCGTGAGATGCGTGACGACTTGGAAGAGCGCATCCAGCGGATACTTGATAATCCCCTAAATGTGGAAGAATAATGGAAATGACAGGCCAGATTGTTGCAAGTGGTGTTGCTGGCGTAGCAGGGTTTTTAGTCATATGGGCCTTTACCCGAGCATACGCAATGCTGGACAAGATTGGGGAAGACCTTAATCGTATTCCTGAGAAGTATGTGGCGAAAGAAGACTACCGTGAAGACATACGCGAGATTAAAGAAACACTTGGGGCTATTTGGAAACGATTAGAGAATAAGGCGGAAAAATGAGACTCGATCCTGTACTGCTTAACATGGCTTGTAGCTGGGCAATGAACGCCTACAAAGACCAGAACAAAGACGCTATTAAAATAGAAAGTAAATGGACATCAACTACAGTATATGTGGCAAAGCGTAAGTCCATAGACATCATAGCCTTCAGGGGCACACAGCAGGGCAGGGATTGGCTAACAGACGCGCTCGTAGTCCCCGTGCCATATGCGGGTAGGCTGTGCCACGGCGGGTTTGCTATGGCACATAGGTCAGTTTGGAAAGAAGTCAAAAAACACATAGACCCTAAGAAACGCACTTTGATCTGCGGCCATAGCCTTGGTGGTGCGCTGGCAGAACTGTCTGCCTCTATGTTGAACGGCAAGCACGACAACATAAACTTGATTACTTTCGGTAAGCCAAACGTGTTCTTCAAGGGTTTCAAGAAGCCAATGACGCTGGATAATCAAATATCTTGTGTGCAGGGTAGCGATATGGTGGCTAGAATCCCACGCTTTTGCTACGGCCCCTCAAGCTCACAGACTATGCTGTATTTCAGCAATACTGGCCCTGATTACATAAACCCCAGCAAAGAAACCAGAGTTGCTGACAGGGGTGGCCTGAAAGACCGGATAGCTGACCACATGATGGGCGGCTACAAAGACAGGCTAAAAGAGTTTCTGGATGAGCAAGAGGCACAAGCCAAGAAAGTAGTGCAAATGAACAAAGACAAAGAACTAGCCCGTAAAGAACTGGAGGATATGGCGGATGAAATGTTTATTAAAGATTAGCTTTTTAGTTGTTTTCACGTTGTCTAGCTGTACGTCTGTTGAACAAGTTATGGCAAATAAAGAAATATACTGTAATCAATTTTACAAGGGCGTAAGGGCGGTTGGCCGTGGTGCCCTGTCTGCAACAACCGGCGTTATAGTGCCTGATGTATGTGACACTATAGATACAATTGTGGAAGCTGCGGAATGAAACTCGGCGGCCTACTCAAATCCCTTGCACCTACTATAGCCAGTGCAGCCGGTGGGCCAATGGCGGGTATGGCTGTCAAAATGGCGGCACAAAAACTGGGTATGCCAGACGCCACGGCTAATGAGCTAGAGGATTTGATTGAGCGAGAACCTGAAAAGGCAGTATTGCTTAAAGAGGCGGACAAAGAGTTTAAGGATCGTATCCGCGAAATGGAAATCGATTTAGAGTCCTTTAAGACAGAAGTCGAGGACAGAAAAGACGCTAGAGCTAAGTTCTCTGGCGATCTAACACCTAAAGTGTTCTGTATATTGGCACTAATTTTATACGGTGCGTACGTTATGACCGTAACTATACTGCCACACGACCAGAACGACGAGACTATTATTTCGCTAGTATTGGGCCAGCTATCAGGCATTTTAGGCACCTGCGCGGCTTTTTTCTACGGCGGATCAAACGGTAAGAAGTAATATGGAAAAGCTAATTGACATGTTAAAGCGCCATGAGGGCACAGAAACTCATGCGTACGAATGCTCCGAAGGGAAGGTCACTGTAGGGGTAGGCCGTAATATCGACCAGAAAGGCGGTATGGGGCTGTCTGAGGACGAGATAGATTACCTCCTACAGAACGACATTGAGCGTGTAATAAAAGAGTTAGCCTCAGAATACGCGTGGTTTAACGGCCTTGATGATGTACGAAAAGATGCTATTATTGACATTGCATTTAACCTCGGAGCTACGCGTTTACGTGGCTTTCGACGCGCATTAACCGCTATGGAAGCGGGGAACTACACAGAAGCCTCTACAGAGTTCTTGGACTCTAGGTGGGCAAAACAAGTTGGTGGCCGTGCTTTAGAGCTGACTGACATGATTGCTAGTGGTGAGTACGCGGATTGAGGTCTAAATGGCAGTTAGAAAATTACAATTCAAACCGGGAGTAAACAGAGAAACTACCCGGTATGCCGCCGAAGGTCAGTGGTACGAGACTGATAAGGTGCGCTTCAGACGTGGCCTACCCCAGAAAATAGGCGGGTGGGAGCAGCTCTCTGCTAATACTTACCTAGGTGTAGCACGTTCGCTATTCAACTGGGCTACTCTCAGCCTCCAAAATCTTGTTTCTGTAGGTACTCACCTCAAATACTACATTGAGCGAGGTGGGGCTTACTTTGACGTTACCCCTATTAGAGCAACTACAGCAGCAGGCGATGTTACGTTTGCAGCCGTAAACGGCGATGCCACTCTTACTATAACCGATACTTCTCATGGCGCCCTCCAGAATGACTTTGTAACTTTCTCTGGAGCTGCTTCTCTAGGCGGCAATATTACTGCGGCGGTGCTTAATCAAGAGTACCAGATAGCCACTGTAGTCAACGGTAACTCTTACACTGTAGAGGCCAAAGACACTTCTGGTAATACTGTGCTGGCTAACGGGTCAGATACAGGCAACGGCGGGAGTAGTACAGTAGGCGCCTACCAGATCAATACAGGTAACGAGATTGAGGTGCCGTTCACTGGTTGGGGTGCGGGGCGTTGGGGTAGTGGCACATGGGGTACAGGTGGTTCAACACTGGCTCCCATGCGTATCTGGAGCCAAGCTAACTTCGGTGAGGACTTATTCTTTGCCCACAGAGGCGGGGCACCATACTACTGGGACGCAAGCAACGGGGTTAACACACGCGCTGTTGCTGTAAGTTCTTTGGGAGGTGCGTCTGGTGTACCTACTGTAGTAAATCTAGCGTTTGTGTCTGACATATTTCGTTTTGCGTTCTGTTTTGGAGCAAACGATTTGGGCGGTTCTACGCTTGACCCAATGCTCATTCGATGGTCAGACCAAGAAGACGTAGCTAACTGGACACCTGCGGCTACTAATCAAGCGGGTAGTCTACGCCTGTCAGAAGGTACAGAAATCGTAGACGCTATCCAAGCACGCCAAGAAGTGTTGGTCTGGTCAGATGCAGCCCTGTACGGCCTACAGTATCTAGGTGCTCCAGAGGTATGGGGAGCGCAGCTTCTTGGCTCAAACATTACCATAGCTGGGCCGAATTCGGCTGTGTACTCAAACAACATTGCCTACTGGATGGGTATAAACAAGTTTTACTACTACGACGGTACTGTTAAGACACTACCCTGCGAGCTGCGTAGTTATATATTTGATGACTTTAACCAAGGCCAAGCTGACCAAGTAATCTGTGGCTCCAACGAGCAGTTTGACGAGATATGGTGGTTTTATTGTTCTGGAGGAGCTACCCAGAATGACCGCTACGTGGTGTATAACTACGTACAAAACATATGGTATTACGGTAATCTGGCACGGTCTGCATGGCTTGACTCTGACCTACGTGATTTCCCTCTAGCAGCTACTTTTACCAACAAACTAGTCAACCACGAGAAAGGCGTGGACGACAACGAGACAGGCGTCCCTGCGGCTATAGCAGCCAGTATAACTTCTACACAGTTTGATCTGGATGACGGGGATCGGTTTATGCTGGTCAACAAGATGTTACCAGACATGACCTTTGAAGGTTCTACAACCGGTGCCCCGGCAGCTACGATGACTCTAAACCCTTTGAAAGACTCGGGTTCTGGGCGGTATAACCCAGCTTCTGTGGGTGGAGACAGCAGTGCTACTGTTACTAGAACAGCCACAGTGCCTGTAGAAGAGTTTACC